TTCATGTTGAACCCCATTCGGTCCCAGAACTGGAGTGCAGCCGTCTCGAGGACTGACCCAGCGGCGATCTTGGGCGACGTGGACAGAGCCGAGTCGTCGCCTTCGAAGATTGACGCTAGCCAGCGGATGATTCCTGTGACGTCTTTCCCCTTCCTGACACGGGGATCACAGAATTCTTCCGGGTTTTCAAACAGGGCGCAATGCCATAGGACGAAGTTCACCAGCCAATTTAGTATACTTGTCCCACGGTGCCCACTACGCCTGATTGCCCCGATCACTGTCTTAAAGAACTCTTTGTTCTTGCTGAATTCCAGTTTGATTGTCTTCTTCTGACACGCATCAGCGTGTGCGTCGACATACACATCGGGAATATCGAGGAAGGTCTTGAGGCAGTTTGCGACATGGTTGATGACAGGGTTTTCAACCAAATCACGGACCTCGGAGTTACATGTTGTATCCCACGCTGATCCGTCGCCCTCAAAGACCGTCCGCCCCTCATCCTTCTTGAGCAACCCCTTCGGAACGCGCAATGCCTTCACCAGGCGCTTCATCGCCTGGCGTTTTGTCACGCCCTTGATGCCCTTCTCCGGATAGAATTCCTTTATGTTGTCCTCAATGCAACACACTGTCAGAAGCGCGAGCACCTGGCCTTTGTCGCCATCTGCGATCAAGAAGCGGGGTGCCTTGCCTTCAGGCATAGACTCGAGCTTCACATCCGTCTTGAAACGGAAGGACGGGTCAATTTGGCAACAGAGGTCTGCGACTGTCCTCTGGAAACGCTCAGCAGTCCATTTGCCGGATGCGATGTCTCCGTTGAGGAACAATTTTCCCTCCATCCATCTCGCAACCCTTCGGGCTGACAACGGTGCTCTGTGCTTGTGATTTGATATCATAGCCTGCACCATTTTCCCGATCCGTTGCTTGTCGTCCTTCGTGCCCGTGAATGGTTTCGCCTTCTTGAAGTAGCGTTCCTGCGTGGCAATGTCCACGTTCTTCGCTTCCTTCGCGTACACGTTCGGATCGTTTGCGATGGGGAGCGCGATCACTCCGACAATCTGTCGAGAGCCTTCCGGATCTGCACTCTGCCCTATGACACCTGTTCCGCACTCGGTCATCACGACGCGGTCGTTCCGCGCCGCGCGCACTTCCCCGTCGCGGTGTGTGCTGCCCAGTGGGTGCACATCGTTGTCCCCTTCCCCTGGCAGTGGGTAACCCAGCGCGTTGCGCTGTGGTCCAGCCATGGTCTGTGCGTGTGTCGGAGCCGCCGGCGGTGGAGCTGCCGGGTCAAGACCCGGTGGGCGGTAAAGTGGTGTGTCATCGTCATCACCCCCCCCGCTCCCCCCGGGGCCGCGTGGCGCTAAATTCTGCATCGAAACCCCCCGGCTGATCGGCGCCTGGGAATGGTGGTACAGTCGTGGAGCGGCACCGAAACATGCCGCGAAGCACGCCCAGCCTCCGCCGTTTGCGTGCCCACGATACTCGAGCAGAGCCCACGGGCCCACTGTGCGCATCGTCACGTGTTCTGGACTTCCGTCCGGCCAAATTTGGCGTGTGACCTGATAAATCAAAGGCGCCATGACCGTCGATTTGGATTGGACGTGGAGCTGGTTTACCACACACGGGTCCAGCTTGGCCATCTCCTCTCTTGTCAACCGCACCCGTCGCACAATGTTCCGAAAGCACTTGCACTTGACTGTAGGGACCGTCACCACGATCTCATACTCGCCGTTGCGTTTGCTTGCAATGTCCCACATCCACTCCTCGACACCATCAGTTGACGAGGAGTTGCTCAATGACAGCGCGAGCGCCATCAGCAGTTGGTCTGTAGCCCACCGACTCGCGTCAGTGTCCGGGCGACCACTCCCAGAAATCCGTATATTCGTCCCAAGTGCGCGAACACTTGAG